TTGGTCTCGTCGTCTGTGGTGCCAAGCCCGACCTGCACGATGGTGTCAAACTGCGACTTCCACTCGGCCGGGTTAATCGGCACAAAGCTGTTGTTGAGGCGCATCATCTTTTCGTTGGTGTCGTGCTTTAGCACAAGCGCCAAGATGCCCTTGAACAAATCCTTAACGCCTGTCTCAGCCATTGTGCGTGCGTAGCTCTCCAGCTTGACCTGCGCGCCGCGTACTGTCGCGCTGACGGCTGACGCTGTCGACGACTGCAAGCTGTTGGCGTCCAGACCCTGCGAGGCTCGTGACATGCCGGTGCGCTGTTCTTTTACCGTGTCGAGATAATCCATCAGCGGGCGTATTTCGTTACCCACAGACGCGCCGGACAGTGGCTGGATCATGCCGGGCTGACGCACGCGAATAATTCCGCCAGCCTGAGCGTCCAACAAATCGTCAAGATTTACGGCGCCCTCGACGGCCGCTATGCGCGGCAGTGTCGATGAGTAGACGCTGTCGAGATACTGACGCATCAGCGTGGTCTTGATGACCTGCAAGTCCTGCGTCATGTCGTAGATTGAGCGACCGACCAGCCGGTGCGGCATCAGGATGGGCGACGCAACCGCAAACGGGATGTGATCCCACGGCTCGTTGTGCAGTATCTCGGCGCCGTCAGAACCGATCGCGCAGATACGCCGACGCTCGGCAATGCCGTCGCCGTCGAAGTCGACGTTCATAATGCACTCGTGGTAAATGACCGAGCGCAAAGTCGGGTCGGCCGGATCAACGCCGGTGGCTGCCTCTAAATCTTGGAAGCGGTTGCTTACCTCGCGGTCGACGTCCAGCTCATTCTCGCCGGCGTGCTTCTCGACGAGGTCGCGGTCGTAACCCATAGCCACAAGCTCTGACACAGTCAGCGACGTGCGGTGCGCCATAAAGTGCGCGTCTTCCAGACTGCCGGTCGCGTGGCGTGACACCAGAAATTCCTCGGGCGGCACGTTGATGACCTTAATCTCGCCCTCTTTGCGTGTAACGCGGACGGTCAGGTCGTACTCAGAGCGAAGCGGCACAGTCTCGCCGGTCTCTTCGTTGTACATGCTCTCCATTACGGTTTCGTCCTGCTCGATGATCTCGACGTCGGGGTCGTTCATCAGCATGACCAGCTCGTCCTCAGACAGCCCGCTGTACTCTTCTTCGTCTACCTGCTCTCGCTCTTCCCAGAAAAATTTAATGACGCCCATACGAAAAAGCAGCGCGTCTTTAAAAAACGTGTGCAGCAGTTTATAGCCGTCATTGCGCTGGTTGATAATGTAGTTGACGTAATCCGACGCCTGCTCGGCTGGCTCGACGTCCTCGGCGCTGCGCGGAGCGAAGCGGACGTATTTGTCGTTAGACGTAAACACCCGCATCAGGTTGGGCATGATGGCCTCAACCGTGTCGGCGACTTCAGTGGCAACTACAGATGACCGACCCTCAACCTCATTGCCCAGCGGCTCACCAAGATAAAAGTCGAGAGCGCGTAGGCGCTCCTCGGTGTATTCGCTGTCAAAGTGGTTTAGTGCGTCGGTGATTTCACCTGACACGATCGAGCCGAGCTGGTAGTCGTCCATTTTAGCCATTTTTTTTCGCACCTTTAGCCACGCGTTTCGGCGCGGGTTTTGCTTTTATCGCAGTAGCATTATCGCACACTTCCTTTGTTTCTTCTAGCGGGGGCTGAACGCGGCGTATGCGGCCAACTATAGGGCGTCGCACCATCATTGCATTGTCACCTTGCGCGTCTTCTTTTTTGCGCCCTTGGCAGGCTTAATCGTCGCACCTATTTTTGCGGCTGTCTCGGTGTGTCCGAATGTCGTCGCCACAGTTTTTGGTGGGCGAGGCGTAGCCACGACTTCGACCGCCGGATTTTTACCTTGGATGCAACGCCCCATATTCTCACAACGCCCACGGTACGGGCAATTATCACATACAATCATTTCTTCCTCTTCTTTCCAGACGCCGTAACCGACCACTTGACCCTTGCCGGGCCGGTCTTCTTTTGCGCCTCTTTTTTGGTCACGCGCTTGGCGACCTTCTTTGGACGGCAGGCGGGATAGCCACGCTTCTCACCGGCTTTACGCCCGCAGGGCTTGCCGGTCTTAACGTCGACCCACTTTTCGCCAAACCACTTGCCGAGGCCAGCCTTAGGCTTTCGCTTTGCTGCCACGTTTCTTCGTCCTCTTCACACGATTGTCGGGGCCTGACCACGATCCGCCGCGACGCTTGTACTCTTTCGACGCCCAAGCATTAGCATAGGCGGACGGGTACACGTCAAATTTTTTTCTCGCCTCGGACTTTACGCGAGACCAAAGCGAAGGATTTTTGGGTTTCGGCGAGGCCATTACTTGCAGTATTTGCCAGTTTTGGTGTTCATGCCTTTGCCTTTGCCTTTTTTACCGTATGCCATTACTTCTTTCTCGCTTTCTTTTTTGCTGTAGCTGATAGCTGGTTGAAGTGTAGCACCTTTTTGCTGTTACGCGTCATGCGCGCGCCAGTCATTATGGTGCCGTCAGGATGTTTGTGAATAGCGCCACGATACTTGGTGCCGTCACGAAAGTAGTGTAGTCCTGCCGCCATTTTCTAACACTTCCATCTGCGTCGAGCCGCCTTGCCGCGCGGGCTAGTCCAGCTCCTCGATCTGGCGCAAAAGCTCTTGCGCCGCTTGGCGTCCTTACTGCCCGGCTTTACTTTGCCGGTCACGGGCGCCTTTAGTTTTGAGCCGGTGGCTCGGTTGTATTTTGCACGACCCTTGGCCGTAAGTCCACCGCCAGCCTTAACCGACTGCTTCTCGCCGCGACCGACTGACAGGCTCACATTTTTCTTTTTGCGGGTGGGCATTACATTCCCTTACCTAACAAGCCACGATTGAAATAATCTTGGAACACCGACACGTCGTCTGCAATAGGCTGTGTTATCTCTTGTAACACATTGCTGATTTCTGCTGAACGTCGATCTGATGATGGCGCCTTACCTTCGGCACGGCGTGCCGCAAAGAAGTCAGGCGCTAACAATATGCGTGGCACGGGTGTCGATAGCCCGCCCAAATCAGTACCGCTAATCGCCTGTCTATATGTTTTGTGAAACTCAGGAATGTTGCCCTCACCAGACATTGGCAACATTGGGTCGGCGTCAAACTCGACAATACGACCACCAGTTGGCGCCAACATAGCAGACGGGTCGTTCACGCGGCTAGACATTTGAGGGTCAGACACAACCATACGAACAGCGGTAACATCAGGGAAGCCGCTGTCTCTAAATGTGCTTTTCTCCATTGTGTTGGCAACAGCTTTTCGCGCGGCGCCTTTGCCGGGCGAGTAAAGATATTTTTCAATATTGCGGCTAGTGATGCCGGGAAAATCAGTAAATGGCGTCACTGTTGTTTTCTCGCCCGTGTCTGGGTCTTCACGCGTCACCTTTAGATTTCTGACCTGTTCATCAAAATCAGCTATTTTTTGTTCGGGTATCCATTTTTTCGCTTGCTTGGTCATATCGACAAGCACATCAGCCACATGATGCGAGAAGTCGCCACCACGTCCGCCCATCGAAGTGTATATGCCCAAAAGACCGGGCATTTCGCGTGCCTGTTTTGCATAACCAGAGATGACAGCGGGATCAGACGCCCAAACAATACCAAGCTCACGCGATAATTTTTCAGAAGAAAAATCTTTTCCGCCGGTCATACGCACAGGATTTTTCAGTTTTATTCCCTGCACATGCGTAATTTCTTTACCTGCCATTGTCATGTCGCCGGGCATAAGTTTTGCGGTGCGGCCGATCAGGCTCTGGATGTCTAGGTCAGGGCTTCTGGCTAGTGTTTCTAAATCACGCACAACCGTGCCACTAAGGTCAGGCATGTCGCGGCTCAGGTTTTGAAAGCCGGGGTCGACTAGCAAACCTTGGCTACCGACGTCAGCGGTTCTGGCGCCATACTCATATGCACGTTGAGGCAGAAGCAAGCCCTCGCCCACTTCACGCGGCAGTTGAAACGCGGCGGCCGCTTCGTATAAGTCCTGTTCAGCCTGCGGCATCTGACGTATTTTTGGCCGCTTTTTCGGCTGTTGCATCAACAGTGTGTCGCTGACGTCTTCACGTCCGCCCATACCGAGTGAACCTTGCGGGCGCTTTGCCAGCAATCCAAGGCCAGTCACACCACCGGACAGGTCAAACGCGTCCATAAGCACGTTTTCGGCTGGCAGGCCGGTTTCGGGGTCAATATCAAGTGGCAAGTCGCCCATAGCGCGCCCAACGGTGCGCGCGGCGGCTTGTATAGGCGCAGGAAAAGATAAAACGCGCTCACCCTCTGGGGTAATCGCGTATGGCAGGATCATGCCAGCGTCGGCATAGTCGCCCTGCCCGTATAGGCTGTCTAGTAGGCCCATCGTTACATCTCCAACAATCCGCGATCTTCGCCCATATCGCTGACCGCCGCAACCGTACCTGCGCCAACCAGCGGGGCAAGCAGGCCGTATTTACGCATAATCTCGATCAGGCTGTCGTCGAATACGACGAAATTGCGGGTGGCGTCTGTTATGCCAGCATCAGCAAACCCAGCCGCTGTTCGACTACCGGCGTCCAAATATTTTATGCCGGGTATGCCAGCGGCGGCTAAATCTTTAGACGCTTGAGCTTGTGCAATTTTTCTGTTTTGCATAGGAGCGTCAGAAATAGGCTTGGTTCGATCTTGGGTCATTCTGTCATAAATCAAAAAACCCGGCGTGCGCTCATCTTCTGGTTTGTACCCCAGATTTTCTAATGCCTTTTTGACCCCCTCAGACTGATCCTTAAATGGAAGTTGATGGTCGAGCATCATGTCAGGGTCGGCGTCGATGTTGACCTCATACATTGCACCGCCTTGCGGGGAAACCTTCAAATCAAGAGATGACAAAACACTTTCAATTTCGTCATATTCTTTTGCGAGCTGTTTCTTAAATTCTTTTGTTCGCCTTATGTATTCCGGCCCAGTGGCTTGATCTATGTCTTTTTGAAGATCATCTAACACCTCTTTTTTGCGGCCCTTAAATATTTCCATAGGGGCTTTGTTTTTTAACACCCCCTCTTGTATAGCAATTATTGCTTCATCTACTAAATCGTCTCCGGCAGAAATGTTTTTTTCATCAAACACCCCTCTTAACTGCTTTTCAAAATATGCAGGGTAAAGGTCACGGGGGTTTGTTTGGTATTCATCACCTTTGACAGAATAGCTGTAAGGCGAAAGCATCCTTTTATATTCTTCTGCTACGTTTTCATTTTCAGCAAAATACAGCCCCTGACCATACGCCTGAGACCCCTCACCTGCACCTATCATACCGGTGTCAAAACGCTGAAAATGATGCGGCGAGCCGTGATATGCGCGGATGCCTCTAGGCGCCTTCATAGCGGCGCCAACAGCCAGTGCGGGCGGAAATGCCGCGCCCATCATCTGGACGGCGTCACCGGCGCCGCCTAGCGCCTGCAAACCGGCATCCAGATAATTTCCGCCGGTCACATTCTCGTAAAAGCTGGGCAGGTACTCGCCGGGCTGTGACGGGTCGGGGGCGCGACCCATAAGGTCGGCGACACCCGCACCCGGAGCAAACAGCAGGCCAGTGGCGGCGGGCGCGTACATGTCCTCAAATCGCGTTGGCTCTTCGGAAAGCAATCCCTCGCCATACGGCCTGTATAAGTCAGCCATCAAACCACCCAGCTATTCTTCGGTTTCAGTGTGCGATTGTGATTATAACCCCTTGAGTAGCCGCCAGC